GGTAATACCAATACCAATGAGCATAATCCACTATAGTATGAGGGCAAAAGTACCAAACTTTAGTTAAAGTGGAAGCTGTTTCATAAATATCTCCCTCGTATGTACACCGCCTAGTCTCAGATGTACGCTCATAGTTGAGACGTCCAGTTCCTTATTGAAAGGGGCACAACATGTATCTCAACATAGAGACTGATCCATTATATGGTTGTAGGCCATAATCACAGCCATATTCCGATGGCACTAAATAGAAGTATCCCGGATACAAAAAGTAAGCACATGCAAAGAAAGCTAGCACATAAACAAACCACATCCAATATTTCTTGACAACTTGATTGGTTCTAAAAACTTTGAAATCAGTATCATCATAGTCTTAGCGTGTTGAAGAACAATCTTTTTAGTCAGATCCAGAATAACGCACTAAGTAAGTTGGTTTGTTGTGAGCTGTTGGCACAACACGATCAAAGTGTATGTAATGTGCTGCTATAGGTAACTAGCCGGTATGTACTACTATATCTGTCTAGAGCCGAGCATGTTGAGCCAATGCGGGTTTCCTGTCATAATAATAGTTTGAACCTTTGAGCCTAATATCATGTGTCGGCCAGTTAACAAAGCAGATGTCAGCAGGATTAACATTATGAAACGTGTCCCTCAATAATGAAACTATTTGTAAACTACTGTAATAGCTTAGTGATCCCTGTGATGTCAAACCCATCATAAAGTTAGTTAATGAGTATCTTGGGATCGTGGCATTTTAGTTTGCCTAAGCATTAAAGATCCAACCAGCCTAGTCGCTCTTACTAGCATCAATAGCTTGATCAATGGGTTTACTGGAGTCTAATTTGATCACGGATTCACTGAAAATATGATCAACCTCTTTTTGTGTGTGCTGAGGAATTAGTTAGATTATTTCTTTCTTCTAAACAATTTAACTCTTTCCACACTCTGAGACCTGCTTCAACGATTTGTGTGTTTACTAGCAATGTTTGCACTAGATGCCCTTCTCTTTCTTATCCTGTTTTTAGTAAATAACTTCTTGCAAAGGATTATTGAAACAATTGTTGAATGTATCTGCATGGAATTTCTTATTCCTATTCCATCTATCCATAGCTTGGGAAAATTTGTGGGTAAATTCAATAACCGGGATGTCTTAGCCTTTAACATAAATCATATAAATGTTATAAATGTCTTGGGCGTCAGCACTATCAACCATGGTTGCTAACAGTTGTGATGCAGTCCATCTTGGTTTCAGTTTCTTATGGTCAAACATATGACCATACTTATCATAATCTACTGCATAGCCACCAGGTAGTCCTGTACATTGGAAATGACCATTCTTGTAGGAGCAGGACTATCCAGTTATAAGCTAGGTTTACTGTCTATAAGACAAACACTCCGAATACTCAAGCTTAATAACTATAGGCTCTTTGGACTTATTATACCACAATAAAGTTGTATCACTCGTTCCTTAGTGAAAAATGACTTTATATAAGCTTATGTAATTTGATTTCTCGAAGAGCTTGAGGAGTGAAGATTGAAAATTCTTCTCTTAGATGATGGTTAAAATTCAAGTAAAGGCATTTAAATCTCCTTCAAGTTCCACGGGGAATTAGTCGGAGATCCAGATATCTGAAGATTCTTAAACTAAGCCTCTATAAAAATCTTAAAAAGGCAAATCATCATGAACGTAGTCCTCAATCAATTGATCACTAGATGATTGCATGCCTCCACCACCTTTGGCTGGGGTTATACCTTCAGTCTTTTTAACTAACTCTTGATCTATAAAAGTATTGCAAAGCTTAATCTCGCGGTTCTTGAAGGTATTAATATTAATAACGGCAGGTTGGTTATGCCAGTTGCACCAATGAAGGGGTACGCCAATCGGTGGGTTATTAATCAAGAAATTGTAGCCACAATCTGGGAAATGTTTGTTAAAGAAGGCATTTATGTAACGTCCCTTGTATTCCAATAAAAAACCTCTAAGTTGTTCAACAGTAACTTTAGGATCAAAT